CCGTTTTCTGCTTTAAACTAGCCTTAAATTTCTTGGCAATATTTCTAGCTGTTTCTAAAGAAACAACTTCATATGTTTTAGCCAATGCATCCGCAATTATTGCGGATGTTGGCGTATAATAAATCTCAAGCAAAATGAACACTCACTTTCTACGAGATTATTCTTCGATTTCTTCTTCATCATCTTCAACTGTCTTTTCAGGGAAAATGATGTTCTCTTTGTTTTTGCTCCAAGAATCTGCAAACGGTGCAAAATGTTGGCGTGCAAGTTCAACTTGGTTGATTAGATTTTCAACTGAAACATCATGATCAGCCGCAATTTCTTCTAGCGCTTCCCCTTCATCGATTCGATGCAACACACCACGAACGTTGATTGTTACTGATTCTGGCCATTCGATTGTGGTTGCTTTCTTGATGAATTCGTCAATGGTTTCTTTCGATACTTGCACAGCAACTTCTTCGACTTCTTGCACATCATCGCCCATTTCTAAAGAAGTCTGTTCTTCTTTTAGAACTTCAACTGTTCCGTCGTTGTTTACAACGTATTCGACATTTGGCTTATTCGTCTGCTTGTTAACTGGTACCTTGTATTCTACTGTTTCTGGCTCAATGGTCGTTGATACTGTTTTACCTAAAAATTCGTTTAAACTTTCATATTTCCCTTTTAATGAAGCGTTGCTAACCACTAATAGCACTTCGATATTTCCGTTTGATTTAGATGTCACTTTTTTCACTTCTGGTCTGAAATTTACTTGTTTTGTCATTTTATTTTCCTACTTTCGTTTAATAATTAGTTGCATCTTTCCATTCGTAATCGAAATTATCGGTTATGAATGGTCTTTTTTCGTTTAAAGGCTTAGTTACACCTTGAGTGATCACTTTAAAATCTCTAGCACGAACAACAATCGCTTCAACTGGATGACCATATCGAAGGGCAAATAGACGAAAACGAAGCTTAACGGATTGGTCAATACCATACACGCCAAAAGAGTTTTTAATATCAATGACATGTCTCCAACTCCCATCTAAGTTTTTTATGATGAAGTCAGGTGAATAAGCTATCGCCGAAATTTTGCCTATACCATCCGCAGTTGGTGTAAGTTCGGTTAGTCTAAAACGCGGATGAACTTCAAAAGGTAACCCACAATTTTTGACAAACTTTGTATAAAAGTTAGCTTCCTTCTGGCTATCAAATGTGTAACCATCAATTGTGACTTTGTTTCCTCGCTTATTCAGGGCTGTTGGTGATTGCATTGTTTTAACTCCCTTTCCTTGGTCGCAGTTTCCGCTCGAACTGCTTTTCCATCTTTGTTGCATTCAGGACATGGAATAGGTGTTGCATAATTAAATCTGTCTTTGCCCCAAATCACGCGCTGATCTTGACATCTAACACACTTCATTCTTATTTAGCCCCTTTCATCCAGGCTTGATTACTTTTGGTAGCTTTTTCGGTCGGTTCCTTCTTATCAATCCGTTTAATAGATTTCCCTATATGTTTCTTTGGTTTTTCTGGCATTATAATGGCTTCCTTTACTTCTGAAACGGTTCCGCCAGATACGATTGTTGCAATAGCTGCTGTCTCTTTTTGCTCAAATAGCACAGCATCTTTTAAATTGGCTACTGGTCGACCATCTTTGCCAAGATAGGCTGAAATTTTCACTACATACGGCATTGAATGATTCCCCTTTCTATCGATTTGTTTTTAAGGCTTTAAAATGCGTTTTAATCCGTTTTTCTTTCTTTGTATCTATTTATATTCACTTGATTGTAAAACCGCTCTACGCTGAATATATTCGCTAAAAATAACATTTTAGATGCCTGCTACTCGTTTGTCTGATGTCCCTTCAATTTTCATCACAAAACCTTGTGAATTACTCATGATACGAGAAAGAATTCTCTCCCCATAAGCTTGACTCATTTCTTTACCAGTTAAGTTCGTAGTAAAAATAGTTGCTTTATTCTGCCGAGCTTCTACAATGCGATTCAAGGTGTCGTTATTGAAGTTAGTACTTTTATTCCTATCATCAATTTGTTTAACTCCCAACTCGGCTCCTAAATCGTCCAGAACTACTAAATCTGCGCTTTTGATTTCTGCCATCAAACTACCTGTTATCTCTTTTCTGGCTTGCTCATCATTCATCGCAAATTTTAGTTGTTCTAAGAGTTCCGCATAGCTAATAAATAAGCAGCGTTTATCATAGTTTGATTTCTCCAACACTTCCCAAGCCGTTGACATAGCTAAATGACTTTTTCCAACACCACTTTTTCCTGAAAGAATCATATGAATTGGTTTATTCAAAAGAATTTCAGTTGTGGCTCGATTTGCAATTTCAAAAGCAAGCTTAGTTTCTGTGTCTACTGTTTTGTATGTTTTAAAACGACAATTAATTAAATTTTTGTCGGTATAAAGAGAGCTGTACTTCAAGTAATTAATCGCTCTGGCTTTCAAACTATCGTTAAACATTTTCTCTGTTTCGAGGTCTTCTGCTTTTTTGCGTGCTTTATAGCCACATTCCATGCAAGTTGGCGGACATCTATCGGACCCATCCTTGTTTTTTGCACGCCAAGCATAAAGATTTCCTCCGCAATCTGGACATGGATCAGGTGTGATATAAAGCAATGTTTTAATCATTTTTGAAAATCCATCTGATGCCGACTTCATTCTTTCACTTCCTAAAATCCAAGATCATCGTAATCTGAATGACCTGTGTTTGATTTCTGTTGCTTGGTTGTATTACGTTCTCTTTTTACGGCTAAAGCTTTTACATCATCTAAAGTTTTAACGCCTTCTTGTTCCCAATTTCTCAAAATGCTTTCTGTATATTTGAAATTTCTAGCATTTGATTTTGCGGAAATTTTTAAAGCTTCACTTACTAATTCAGTTGATAAATCATTACACCAGTACTCTAAATTTTGAGTAGTGACCGAATTTAGCATTCCGAAAATTGATTGATAAAGTTGAAAAACTGACTGCTGCTCTTCTACTACTACAACATTCTTTTCATTCTTATCATTCTTTTCATTCTTGTATGTTGTCAATGGCTTGTCACTCGATTGTCTTTGGCTTGACAACGGCTTGTCACCTGATTGATAATCAGACCAATTTTTTATTGTTATAACGCTGTATCTAGCGTTTGACTGGATTGTCAATAATTCTTCATTTTCAAATTTCTTAAGCCATCTCCATAGCGTTCGCCATGCAATCGCTTTGTCACTCGACACTCCTTCGTTGTACTCTTTTGCTATCGCATGGGCTCCCGTGACGAATTGTCCGCTTGTCAAGCGTACTTCTTGACCATTAAACAAAAACTTCCTGTCTTCATGACTTGCTTTCATTAAACAAAGTATCCAAAGCTTGAACATATCGGAATTGGTCCAAACGAATGAATTAGTCACTTTTCGATACAATTTTATATATCCAGTATTCATTCGTTATGCACCTCCTATAAATCGTCCATACTGGTAAAATTTGTAATTTTGTTGTGTCCTCTACAATATTCACAAGTTCCACAACTAACTGGTTCTTCTTCGCCGTTTTTCACTCGCACAACATGCTCGATGTTTTCTTTTAATTCTTCTAATTCGCAAATCATTTTTTCTTCGCTAAGAGTGATTAGTTTTGCTTCACTAGGTGTTTGTTTCGAAACTGCTGCAATGAGAGGAAGAAAATTTTTGTCATATTGTTGGCGAAGCAGTTCACAATAAACTGTCATTTGTAACACGTAACCGAAGCGTTCAATGAAGTTTGCTTTTCTGTTTAAACGTTCATCCCATTTCTTCTCATGCATATCTTTGGTTGTTTTGATGTCTACAAAATACTTTTCTTCTAAATTCAAACAATCAATTTTCCCTTTCCACATTGCACCGCCGATTTCACCTGTGACGATCACTTCTTTTTCGCCTTGATAAATATTTAAAAAGGCTTCTTCTTGTTTTAATCTTTCAATCATCTGCTCGGCAATTTGGAAATCTTTCAGTAGCCCAAACGGCTTTCTTGAAGAAAACATCTTGCTTTTGTTTTCTTTTTTAAATGCTTCATGAATTTCTGGTGATTCAAAGTAAGAATGAACATAATTACCAACTAGCAATGCTTTTGGATCACTAACTGGTGTCCATTCGCCTTTTAACTTGGCAAGAGCTGCAGCTTCACATTCCAGAAATTTTTTATATTGAGAGACAGACATATAAGATAGGTCCGCTTCTTGTGAATAATAATTTTCATCAGAAAGGATAATCGTCTTCTTCAATCGTTGAGACATCAGATTCACTCTCTTTCTGATTGGTTTCATAACCAGCCATTACATCCAAAGTTTCCTGAACTGGTTCTTCTAAAATTTGGTCCGCCACTTTCGTTAAATCTTCTTTTTCAATTGGTTTGGCTTGTTCAATATCGGGTTGCCCTGGTACATCAGCTACACGTGTAATTCGTTCATTATCGTTTTCTTGATCAACAGCTTTTTTATTGTTGGAAAATAGTTTTTCTTCAAGTACCGCAGCTTGCTCTTCTCGCTCTGGTGTCACATCTTTTCGTTCGAATTCATTTTCGAGTGTGTCTTTAGCAGCTTGCACAAATAAATCATTATCGTTACTAGTATTGATTAAATATTTAGCAGCTCGATTGATGACAGTTCTTTTTGCCATTTCTTCTGGGAAATCGTTTTGAACATTTTTTGTTTTTGCTTTACTCCATGACTTATCAATTTGTTTTTTAGTCATGACCGTTGTTACTTCTTTACCATTTGCTAGCTTAATAACCACATAAGCAGCCTTGATGTCGTTGTCTAGGTTTTCGAAGGATGTTTCATGTTTAGCAACAACTAAGTCTGGTCCGTCCATAGCAATTTCAAATTCATCGCCTTCTCTTACTACAACAGGCGTGATCTCTGCACCTCCTGTTACTCGATCTAATACAGCCATGGTTCCAAAATATGAGCGCATAAGCTGGACTTTATTTCCATACTTGATGAAATAACATTGTTTTTTTGCTGGTGATAATCCTTGGATGACCATATCTAGTAACGCGTTAGAAATAGATGTTTTAGTTTCAGGGTTGTTAGCTGCCAACTGAAGAAGGTTTCCTCCTGAATTGTTGGTTAGTTCAAAGAAAGCACTTTTCAATGCATTCTGCGGGCTATAGCCTGGTGGCATTTCTAATCCCTGCTCTTGCAATCTATTTAAATTTCCGATGACTTGTTCATCTAAAGATCGTTGTGTCACCTGTGTTAAATCATTACTCATTGTCATTCTCCTCTTCTTTGTCATATTCCCATGTTGGCTCTAATGCTTCTTTTTCTTCTGGAGGTTCTTGTCTAGCCCCTAATGAATCAAATTCAGGCATTTTCACCACTCCCAAAATATTTTCGTTTTGTTTTCTTCAAGTTCAACGTGATCAAATCCTTCTGTTTCTAATTGAGATAAAAACGTTGATGTAAGACCTTTACTATTCACTACGCAACTTGTATTACCATTTGCTGCTGCAGTTCGAATTGATTGAATAATCCTATTTTGAGCATTCGCTAACATTAATTCGTAAACATCATCACTTAAACCTCTTACTTCAATCATTGCAGGTCACCCCGTAAAAATGCAGTTAGTAGTTCATCCATAGATTTTTCATTTGCAGCATCTTCGGCTTTTTCTGCTACGCATTCTGGACAATCACAAGATTCGCTTATACTTAATTGGTCTTTTAGATCACCTACAAGTTTTTGCAAGAGTATAGCTAACCCGATAACTGAACCACAAAAAGCAGTACTTCCTTGGCCTGTTTCAAAATTTGTAGCACATAAAAGAAGTTCAACATTCTGTGCCTTACATTCTTTTTCAAGTTCAATAATCATTCTTTCAATTTCTTTATTCATGTGGTACACTCTCCTTGAATTTGATATTTGTAATTGACCTACTTTGATGGCCGTCGAAGTGGGTCTTTATTTGTTGTTCCATCTTTTCATTCCTCATTATCAGACATCTTTTTGTAAATTCTTTCATACAGAGTCAATTGTCTTTCAAGCTGATTTAATGTATAAACGTTGTTGTGTTTGCGTTGATTAGATCGCATAAATCGCAAATTATTCTTCAATACATCGATTTTTTCTAGCACTACTTCTTTAACCATTTCAGTTTCATATTCATTCAAAACCGATTTAGTCTTAGTTTTCATTTGTGGTGGTATAGCTTGTTGTCGGGTTGGTAAAACGGCTCCTGTCCTACTATCTTGAAATGTTGGTCGTGAGTTCATTTGTTGAATGGTTAAACTATTTATTAGGCTTTCAGCTTCACTTAATCGCTCACCAATTATCCAATTATGAAAACACAAGATAGCTACTGGAATTGCGACTATTCCTATTACGTCGAATACATTCATTTACTTCACCTCGCGATCTTCAAGCGCTAAATCATAAATTAAAAGCCAAATGATAAAAACCGCTATATACATGTTTTGGATTAATGGTCCAATATTTCCACCTACCAATAGACCTAGTCCGAACACAACCAACAGCGCCGCTATACGTCTCAAGTGATATATTTTTTTCATATTATTTCCTCCCTAAATTTCGCTTGCCCAAGATTTATCTTTTTTGTGATAGAAGCCATCTGCGACACTCTTCTTTGTCGTAGAACTTCCCTTGTTTACTTACTGATCCATGCGGAAGCCCTAGCTTCTCCCATTCTCTTATTGTTGTTGTGGATACATTGAAATATTTTGCAATCTCTGTTTGATTTAAGACTCGCTTATCAACTGCGGTATCTCTTCGTACTTTTTCTATTTCATCAACAATAATTCCGTGTACAAAATCTCTTAGAGAAGCTTCATTTTCTGGAGTTAAAATCACTTCCATTTTTTACACCTCCTATCTGATTTTGTAATAAGCAATAATATCGGTCATTTGTTTCAGATGTTTTTCTGGATTATTTAGGATTTTACGTAGATATTGTTCTGTAATTCCTAAAGCACTTGCTACATCAGGAATCTCCCATTGATTTTTCTCAAAGTGATTCAAGATTTTTTGACGTGTTTCTTGAATATTTGCCATGTTTTTTCTCCTTTCTCTAAATTAGTAAACAAATTAATCAACTATTTTCTAAATTCAGTTGACACAAATAGAGTTTTATTCTATAATCAAACCGTAATTAAATAAGACATTAAAAACATTGATTTATAGCTTTCTTGGCGGTTAGCGTTTATTTATCAATATTGTTTTTTTGTTGTCTTTTTAGTTGATTAACTTGTTTACGAGATAAAGTATAGAGCTTTAACTCTATTTTGTCAACACTAAATAGAGTTTTTTTCTAAACTTTTTTTTGTAAGCATTCAGAAAGGTTGTCAAATCAATGAATACTTATGAAATAATAAAAGAGTTGACAAAAAGGAAGAAAATGTCTATTCGACAATTAGAAATTACTCTAGGTTACTCAAATGGATATTTTAGCAAGTGGAAAAAAGTTTCTCCAAACTCAGAAGGCCTACAAAAAGTTGCGGACTACTTCAATGTATCGGTAGATTATCTATTGGGAAGAACTGATAATACTAAAGCAACTGATGAAAAAAATTCTGATGATTTAGATGATGTACTGGATAACGTCATGAGTTTTGACGGTGAACCGCTTGATGATCATGACAGAGAAGTTATCCGTGCATATTTAAAGGGTAGATTCGGGAAATAAGTCAAAGGTTGTGCTTATATGAAAAGTATCAAAGAGTTGGTAGAAGAATATAATGTGGAGTTAGTTTTTACTACTTTGAACAAACGCGCATGTTTCGACCCTACCTACGGTATCATATTTGTAAATCAAAATTTAACACCATCAGAACAAGAAGAAGCAATATATCACGAGTTAAAGCATGTAAAAGACCATGTGGATATAATGGAATTGTATAAAATTCCTGCTTTTCGTTCTAAGATGGAATCCGAAGCAGAACAATATATGTTTAGAAGCTTAATCGAAAAATATGAAGGACAATACAATTATTCAAATGTTATAGCTCATTACAACTTAAAAATGGGACAAGAAATTTATTTGAAATAAAAAAGTCCGTGCTGGGAACACGGACTTAAACCTCATTTAGAGAGTGAGAGAACTTCATTGAAAATAAATCAAAAATTCTATAATTACTCTATTGTTGTTTTAGCATTAATCTCAATCGCTTTAGTTATTCTTGATTTTTCAAATGTTATTAATATTAGTAATCCACCATTTAACGTTATTGATAATATTATCTTAATCACATTTACAATTGATTACATTGCTAGATTTTTTATTTCAAAAAATAAAATCAAATTTTTTAAAGAAAATATTTTTGATCTGATCGCGATAATTCCTTTTGATGCTATTTTTTCTTTCTTTAGAATCGCTAGGTTGTTTCGAATAGCTAAAATAGCTAGACTAGCAAAGCTAACAAGAGCGATAGGTGTGGTTGGCAAATTAACAAGAAACACTAAATCATTTTTAAATACTAACGGATTTTTAAACGTGATTTATTTAAGCTCGGTTCTCATTGTTATTTCAGCAATGATTTACTCATATGCAGAAAACGTTCCATACATTGATGCGTTTTGGTGGGCTTTGGTAACAACAACAACTGTCGGGTATGGTGATATTTCTCCAACTACTCCATTAGGAAGAATTGCTGCAATCATTTTGATGATTGTGGGAATTGGGTTTGTTGGCATGTTAACTTCTACTATTACTGAATATTTTAATAAAAGTAATGAATCTAATAACAATGATGAAAAAGATGAAAAAATAGATATGCTAATAAAAAAAATAAATGATTTAGAAAAAGCTATTAGAAAATTAGAGAATAAAAAGTAACGCGTACTGCTTAACAAAAAAATATGCTTTATTATCCCCCTCTCTGGCGAGTTCTAGCGTGTTCGATTCATGCTAGGGGCTTTAAAATTTAATAAGGAGGTGCTAGAAATTTGTCATTCCTTCTATTCGCTTGCCCAAGTGGAAAGGATAAACAATGGCAACTTTTAAACAATATACAAAAAAAGGAAAAAAATACTGGAAAGTAACTGCCTATTTAGGCGTAGATTATTTAACTGGAAAACAAATTAATGTCACTATCAGAAACTGTAATACAAAAAAAGAAGCACAGCTCAAGCTTAATCAAAAAAAATTAGATTTTGATAATGGAAACCTAGCTAACGAGCATACTCGTTTAACCACTTTTGAAGAAGTTTATTATATGTGGTTGGACGAATACAAAAAAACAGTTAGGGAATCCACATTTATAGCTACTGAACGACGTATGAAAAAACACATTTTACCCACATTCGGGAAAATGCGACTTGAGCGTTTAACAGTCAAGATCGTGCAAAAATCTGTTAATGAATGGTATAAAAAGAATGAAATGGGAAAAGTACTTTTGAGTTATGCTTCTCGTGTTTGTGACTATGCTGTTGGTTTAGAAATAATAGCCTCAAACCCATTTAAGAAAATAACTAAGCCTAGTTCGCTAAAGAAAGTAGAAAAGAATACAAAAAGAAAGTTCTATACAAAAGACGAACTGGAACATTTCTTAAATACAGCTGATAATATTGCCAATCAAGCCAAAGAAGAAAGTTTAGTTCTAAAATACTATGCTGACTTAGACTGTGCTATTTTTCGCTTACTTTCTTTTACTGGTATACGTGTTGGTGAAGCTTTAGCATTGAATTGGAATGATATTGATATTAAAGAGCAGGTAGTTAATATAAATAAAACTACTGCTATCAGTACAAATGGATTGACTATAAACGATCCTAAAACTCCCAATTCTATTCGTAAAATTTCTTTTGATAACAAGACTGCTTATATCTTAAAAAAATGGAAACTTAGACAGCGTGAGGCTTTAATGAAAAAAGGTGGGTTTAAAACACAACTCATTTTTACAAAAATTGATGGTACCATGTTCCGAAGTCAAGACATTTACCAACGTTCTAAAAGATTGGCAGAAAAAGCAAACTTACATTCTATTGGTTGTCATGGTTTTCGGCATACCCACGCAACATTATTATTCGAATCAGATAACGTTAGGTCTAAAATAATCCAAGAACGTTTAGGACATTCTTCTTTACAAATAACTATGGATACTTACACTCATGTTTCTGATGAAGTTACTAAAGAAGCAACAGATGCTTTCAGTAGCTATGTAAATTTTTAAAATAGCAAATCTACATCAATAACTAAATCAGTAAATTCCTAACAACAAAAATATAGCCTAGAACCCTTATAAAGCAAGGATTCTAGGCTATATTCAAATAAATTATTTAGTTTCACGATGTAATTTTTCTACAACACCATATTTAGACAGACTAGAACTCACAAGGGTTTACGTAATATCATTTTAATTCAAATTAGCAAAATAGACTATAACAACAAGATAAAATCTACATCAAAAAATAAAAAAAGGCAAGCGAATAGACATGTAAAATATACCGAATAAATAAAAAAATCCCTACCTCTCACAGTGAGAAGTAGGAATTTGCTTATTTCTTAATAATTCAATGTTTGACCAGGATAAATCAAGTTAGGATTTGCTAATCCGTTTAATGTAGCTAAGGCTTGATAATTAGTGCCAAGTTTGGCTGCAATACTAGATAAATTATCGCCGTATTTAACCGTGTAGACATTACTTGTTGCCGATCCATTGACTTTCAAAACTTGACCAGGGTAAATAAGATTTGGATTTGTCAATCCATTTAATGCAGCCAATGTTTGATAGTTTGTTCCGTATTGATAAGCAATGCTTGATAATGTTTCGCCGTATTGTACCACATGAGTCGCTTCTGGTTGTTTATCAGGAACAGTTGCCGCATCTGGCAATAATTCAATATCACCTTTGCTGATCCATGACAAGATACCTTCAAGCAATACTCTGCTTCCAGTTACTTCTTGCACTTTATAGCTGTTTCCTTTTACCCAATCTGGAATAGCTTCGCCTGTTGCCCAAGCATCTACATTAAATTTCACTTTGACGGTATCGCCAACTTTAACATCAGAATTAGGTATTTTTTCAATTTCTTCTCCTGCATCTGTTGCTGGCGTATCCGTTTCTGGTTTATTGGTATCTGTATAACCACTATCCGTAATTCCTGTTAAATCTACGTTACCATCTAAACCACCTGCAATATAAGCGGATGTGAATTGCCAAATACCAATACCATCCATGCTTGGGAAATAAGCATACAATGGATATGGTGACACACCATCGATAGGATACGCAGCAATCCATAAAGAGTTAGGAAACTCTTTGATGATTTGTTGATAGTTTACATGATTTAATGTAAATGGCTTATAGCTGTAATACATTGGAGTATAGCCAGCCTGTTTGATTCTGCGCATACCGTACAAAATTGTCTCTGTATTTGCTGCTTTTTCGGCATCTGAACTTACATATCCACCATATCCATCTGGAACACTAGCCAACGCTCCATGTTCAAAATCTAATGCAACGATGGAATTTTTAGGCGTTTGAATACGTGGCAAAAAGTAATCCATTGTTGTTTTCGCAATGTCCATGTTTCCCCAAGTGTCATACCAAATATAGGTATGCGCACGTTTACCTTGTGCAATAGCACTT